ACCTGTCCCACCCTAGACTCGAGAACCCTCCTGTAGGCCTTGGCGGGCACGCCTCCCGAGTCTTCGTCCTCGTAGTCCTCTATGTAGAATAGTCCCTCGGAGGCCCTGTACGATCGCACCCTGTGCCTCGTCACGGAGGACGGAAATCCGAGGTAAATGTAGTCCCCGACTCGGATCGTCTTCTCGCCTGCCGTTGGGGACACGACCTCGACAATCCCAAGTTTCTGCACGCTTATCGACCCGCCGAGTCCGGAGGCCTTTGTGTCCTGGTTCTCCCACAGCTGCCACCCTGCAAGGAGGCCAGTGCCGGACAACCTCTCAAGCAACAGGGCGCTGTCGGGCAGAAGCTCCAGAACCTTGTACTTGTAGCCCCCGAACGCAAGCACCCAAGGCACTCCCGTCCTGATTCCGTCATCGATGTCTTTCTGGGTTGTCATGCCGAGCAGATAGAAGTCGGCGTCTTCGTTGGAGAATATTATTCGGTCGGCCTGCGTTATGTTCACCGTCAAATCGGCCAGCCTGTTCGATATCCTGTACTCGAAGAGAGGGCCAACTACAGCCGGGTCCACCTCCCCGAGTATCTCGGCCGCAGATGGGCCTATTTCCGATATGGTGTGATACCACGTGTTTCCGCCGAGAAGTTCCAGCAGGTTGCCGCTGTCGAATGGATCGCTGTCCATTTCCCCCGTGTTTATGTTGTATGCCCCAAATCCGTGAGTTAGTCCCGCCTGTTCGGGGTCGTTGAGGTCGGATTGCGAGCTCAAAAAGGACGGAAAAAGGCAGACCCTGGAGTTCCTCAAGGTTCCTTCCCAAGTGACGCCGCCTCCCGGGGCCCCAACAGCCTCGAAGCTCGCCAGCACGTTTCTCTTCACATCCGCAATCTGGCTCGCTTCCACGTCCCTGTTGAATGTGTTCTGTCCCTCTCCGGACAAAAGCACCTCGTTCCCAGACACGGTTACCAGAGCCTCTATTCTTTCCTCTAGCGGCCCAACGAACTCCGTGTTGGATCCCATTATGCTGTATGTGTGAATCATTGAGTGGAAAGGCATGTACTCCTCCGTCACGTGCACGGCCTCGGAGAAGCTGGCGTCGGAGAGCCCCTCGATCTCTAGGTCGATGTTGAACACGCTGGCCTGGCACCCCCCGCACGGGTCGACAAACTCCTTGTCTATGTCGCACGGATCAAGGCTGTCCCTCTTCGACCCGTTGTACTCGTCCATGTTGTAGGCGTTCTCGCTGTAGGGGAACTCCGTCCTTATCCTTCCCCACACGATCGGATCGGCAAGGGGGTGACGAACCGGAACTATCACCCCAAACATTGGGTCGTCTTCCTCGATCACACGAACATTCCAGTTCTTAGGGGGGTATTCCTGAGCCCTCTCGTCCCTGTTGTCCATCAAGGGGAGCGTCCTTATGTAGTCTTCCACGGCCTGCCTGGACGGGGGCACCACCTTGGTAGCGTACAAGACCCTTATGGAGTCCCCCTCCGATATGTCCCCCGTCCAAGTGATGCTCGATTCGTCGACGACCGCCAGCGAACTGGCGTCTTCCGTTACGTCTTGCCATTCGCCTGCCGAGCTACGGAACCATAGTCCGAAGTTCGAGCCGTATTCCAGGACAGATGTCTTGGATAGCTGGAATGTCGCAGAGTCCTTGTATACGAAGTGTTCTTGAAATGTATATTCGGAAACGACCTGCCACAGCCTGGCAAGCCTCAAAAGTCTCATGCCCGCGTCGCCGTAAGCCTCCATAAGGCCGACTATGGTCCCCTTTCTCTTGAAGTTCGACATGGCCTTCTTGATCTGCCGCCTCCACAGCGTGGGATCGGAAGACTTCATCTTCAAGGCGAATATATTGGAGAGCAGTGGGAGCAGCTGCTCATGCGTGGCGTTGGAGTCCAGGAGATCTATTATCTGGTTGGCCAGGTTCTCTATCATTGTGAACCCCGCCGCCACAGAGTCGTTTAGTCCCTTTAGGACGATCGGGCTCAAGTCGCTCTCAGATATGTAGTTCTTGAACATCTCGGGCAGGTACCTAGCCATCAGCATCTCGTACTTGCCGGGGTCGGTTCTGTGCGTGGGTATGGTCGAGGTAATGCCCACTCCTCCCTCGAGGGAGAAGTACATGTGGGCGGAAAGGGTGTCGGCGGAGAGCGTGGGTCTCCACGACCAGCAAACGAAGTAGTCCCCCTCGCGGAACCCAGATGGATCCCACACGACCTCAAACTTGCCCCTTACGGGCGTTTCTCCGTCGTACACCTGCGCCAGGAGGTTGTCTCCTATGGTCTTGACCCTGAGCTCCGAAGGCACCATATCGGGGTTCAGCCATGCAGGGTACAACTCGCCCGTGTTCGGATCGGCGTTGCCCCCCAAAACCTTTACGGCCACCGCATTCTTGTAGTAGAAGTCGCTGCTTACGGCGGACATCGACTTGATGGACCTCAACTCCGCAACCCTTGCCTCCGAGTATTCGTCCGGCGAGGCGGGCGTTCCGTTCTCGGAGAACCTCACGAAAACAAGGGGCGTAGTGCCGACCTTAATCGGCCCCGCCGTCTCCAGGTACCAACCGCTTCCGATGTTGGCTATTCCCTCCTCCACGAAGGCGTATGCCATCCTCTCGAAAGACAGCGAGTCTTCGGCCCTCTTCCAAGAAGAAGAAGATGCGAAGTATATCCCGTTCGCCGATTGGTTGTTCTGGTTTTTGACCAACACCCTGTCGCCCTCCCCCAGACTTATGCCGTCCACAGTCTGAAGCCCGGAGAGCGTTATGTTCGCGGTGGTCGCGGCCGCCACGGGGTCTTTTTTCTTGGCGCACACGGAGTCTCTGGCCCTCTCGTAGTCTCCCACGGCGCGCGCGTCCTCGGACCGCATTTCGTACGGGCTGGCGGCCGTGTCGGTGAACTCCCTTGACACAAAGTAGACCTTGACCGAATCGACCCTGTATGGCACCACGGGGCAGTCCTTGCCGTCCTTCGTCTCAAGGACGAACCGCACCTGGTCTTCTACCGATATGTTTTTGTCAACGCCGACGGTCTTCAATTATTTCCTCACTGGTACATGAACGATATCTCGACCGCCCCCGGCCGTATTATTTCGAAGAACCTCGCCGCGACCACAGAGCCAGAGTTGCCCTCGTCGTCGGTGGTGAAAACTATGTCGAAGCCCTCCGCCTGCTTCACTACGGCAAGCTCCTTGACAAGGTCGCCCTCCCTGAGCTCCATGCCGTACTCCCACCTTGCCAGGGAGAAGAAGTCCTGCACCCTGCCCTCGATGTCGGCCCTTATCTCCTGCTCAAACTTCTTGTTTATTCTGGATATCTTGACCTCTATGGATATGTCCGCCTCGAGAGCCACTCCGTCCTTGAGGCAGACGTAGTCCGTGACCATCTTCTTGAGCTCCAGCATCTCCGCGAGTTCCATCTTGAGGTTGTCGCTCGCCCTTGAAAGCCCGTAAGGGCCCTCCCTTGCTAGGATGTATATGTCCACCACATTGCCGGCGCACCCGTGGTTCCTCAGCACGGCCGTGCTCTTCCCTATCTGACCGTTGTACGGGGTGACGAACTGATCCGTGAGCGTCTTGTAGTCAAGGCCCGTGACCGCCCTGTCCTGAGTCCGCAGGTAAAGCGGGAGCTTCCTCCGTATGTCCTCGACCGTGTCCCCGTCGTACCCGTTCTCCCCGCGCGTGTAGTTCCGCAGCGTGACGGGTATCCCGCCGATTATCCCGAACACCCTGGCCTGAACCTGCGTCTCGACATAGCCAGTGACTATGTTGCCTATTACCCCTCCTCCCTGCCTGGCCTCTATCTGTATCTGTGCCCCATTGTGAGGGCTCAGCCCGGCCTTGTTGTTGCCGAACATAATGTAAGCCCTGTAGGCAGAGTCGAATTCCACCCTGTACTCGCGCCTCGGCTGAGAGTCGCTGAAGTATTCGACTCGGTCCCAAAGCACACCGTCAACCCTCACGTTGATCGACTCGTACACCACGGACTGCTTGGTGGTCTGGTAGCTCTGCAGGGTCTGGCCCGTGCCGGTGTAGTTGTCCAAGAAGGTCTTGCCCTCTATTCCCACCACCGAAGAGTTGGCAAAAGACCCGGCGGGTATCAGTATGTCCTGACCGAACTGAGGCTTGCCCCTCGAGTCCGCCGCGAAGAGCTCTATGGTCATTATCCCGTTCTCTGTCGCCGTCTCTATGGCTATTGGCGTGCTGAGCGTGACGTCCGCGTCCAGCACGGAGTTCATGGTCGCCGTCCACATCGACGTCGCAGGTATCGGCGGGGTCGGGTGGTAACCGACGAGCCGGCAGAGGCGGAAGGCGTTGTCCGGCTCCGTAACCGTGTCTATGAAAAGCTCGTTGACCATCTGGTCCATCTTGAAGGAGAGCATGTCCCCCACGAAGGCCCAGTTCTCCATCAGCATTATGGCTATGGACCCCTCTACCAAGTCGTTGAAGGTATTGGGCAGCACGCTGCCCTGGTCGCCGAACCGCTCCCTTATGAAGCTAACCAGCCTGGTCTTGAGCGACCAGAAGTCCTGGTTGGTGTAGTTCAGGCTCAGTATCTTGTCTATCTTTATGGGGTTGGCCTGGGCGAACGGCGCAACGTCAAAAGGGCAGTTTTCTGGCATCTTCAACCTCCGAGGGGAATCTCAAGCTTAAGCTCCTGCACGCTGCGTATGTCTTCGAAGTCCGTAAAAGTTATTCTTATCAAAAGAACGTGTCCCACGCTCTCGCCGCTGTCCAGGGGGTTGAGCGACTCCTTCATTCTGGACGCCGAGTTCGTGACCTCTATGGCCGTAACTGCTATTCTGGGCTCCCACGCCCTTATAGACTTCGCTATTGCCTCCCGCACCTTTTCCACGATAACAGAGTCGTTTTGCTCGAAAAAGAACTGCTTCAGGGGGGTTCCGAAGGCGGGAAGCATGACCCGCTCGCCGGGCTCGGTCAGGAGCAGGGCCAGAAGGTCGGATTTCACCTGGCTAACGCCCTTCTGGGCCCTAAAAAACCCCAGTGGGTGTCTTGTTATCGGGTACGGCGCTCCGCTGAAGTTCATGCGGTTATTTCTCCTTCATACGATGACGAGTTTTTCCCCTTGGAAGGAGGCGGGCAATTGCGTCCTCCGCAATCCGGCCTGGGGGCAAGGTTCAACTGCGTGATGCATGGCGCCTCAAGAGAAGCAGAAGCAAAAACTCTATCGCTAGCAACTAGCTTTCCGTTCATCAGCACGGCCACTCTGCCGACGCATGGGCCGCAGTCCTCGGAGTCGGGCGGCGGCGGGCAGTCCTTGCCGGCCAACAGAAGTATCATGTCGTCGGCCATCAGAGCCGCTATCTCCGACTTGTTGAAATAGAATTTGCATGTGTAGTGGATGGAGTGCTTCGAAACGGCAGTTATCCAATTCCTCGGCCCTAGACACCCGCCCTTGCAGAAGTCGTCCTCCGTCTGATTGAGGAAGTCCTTCTTCTTCGACGCCCCAGACCCAACCACGGTGAAGTGGTCGCCCTCCGTCATGCAGACGTAGTCGCCGCCGGCACGCACCCATATGTACCCGCAGTAGTCGGACTCCTGCATCCTTATGAAATGCGGCCCGCAGCAGGCGTCCTTCTGCGGGGCCAAGAGCTGTATGTACTGCTTCTGGGTGTCCTCCTGGTGGTTGTCGTCCGCCATCATCACCTCCAGCCCGTACCCCGTCCTTATCCTGACGAAGGCGTTCGTGGCCTTGCTCTCGGGGGCCATTCCCTCGCGGCGGTTCTCGTTGCAGTGGTCGTTGTTCTCGTCGATCATCTGTATGATGTGGTTCGACGTGCTGTGGAGCTCTATGCCCCTCCTTGCCCCAGCCCTGCAGGAGTTTATCTTGGTGTCGTCGTTGAGCTCTATTCGGTTGCCCGTCGCCGTGAGCAGGCGGATGAAGTTCTCCGCGTTCCTGCCCTTGGGCTTCCCGTCGGGTTCGACGTCGCTCATCATGATCTGGTGGCCGTGGGCCGACTTCCACACGGTCTTGCCCTTGAAGACCTCGTCGCATCCGTAGTCGAAGGGCATCATGCCATTCTCCCACTTGTTGTTGCCGCGCGGCTCGCTCACGGAGTCGTCCATCCAGAATGTGTGGCCACTGAGAGAGGTCATCTGTATCCCGGACTGCGGCAGAGTGGTCTTGTCCACCCTGTTGTTCTGTGGGTTGCCAGGGCCGGTGTACGGCCTGCACTCGCTCTTGTGCTTAAAGTAAGGGTTCGCGCACTGGCCCTCCGAACTGCCGCCCTCGCTGGCGGATGTGTTTGGCGATCCGCCCCCGACCATCATCACGGTGGTCGCAACTGGCTTGTTGTCCCCCTTGGAAACAACGGGGCACTTGTCTAGTTTCTCTATCGGCTCGTCGCCCTCGTTGCACTTGCTGAGGTCGCCATCGCCGCATGCACACTTGGGGTTGGCCCACTGGGCCGCTGGGTGGACCCTGTCGTCCTTGAAAATCAGGTGGTTGCCCTGGGCGGACTTGATCTCTAGGCGCTGCCAACGGAAGTTGCACTTGTAGTTGCCGTCGACCATCTTGATCATGTGCTTCTGGGGCGTCTTCCAGCCGTATATGTTGGGGTACGTTATCTTGTTTTTGGCCTCCGGATCGTTCTCGAAGTCCTTCACGGAGTCCACGTCCAATCCGTTGTAGTTCTCTGTGTTCCATGGGGGGAAGACTTGGTTCTCGTCCTTCAGCGTGTCGGCCCCAACCAGATACCCGCCTCTGTGGCCCCTGTGAATCTTGTCGTACTCCGGCATGGGATAGCCCCAGCCCTCGGACCTGTCCCTGTCCCAAGTCGTACCGATGTAGTACGGCCACTGCCTGTTCCCAGCCTCGAAAATGAGACACAGTTTCGACCCAGCCGGAGGGACCCATGTGCATCCGCAGTCGTCGAAACCACCCTGGCTGGATATGGGCCACGCCCACGGCAGGGACTCCACTCGCGAGTCCGGCGAGTGGAGCAGGGGACTGAAGAACCTGACCCTCCCCTGCTTGTAGATGTCCACGGTTTCCACGCATACCGCCGTATGCATGCCGTATATCGTCTCCAACTGGTGGGGCGTGTAGTAGTCGGTCTCGAACTTGCTCCGAGCCAACATGTTCTTTTCCATTTGGGAAATTCTATCGTCGAACATCTTCATCATGTTCGGCATCGAAATTCCCGTGTTTTTTTGTGTTATCGAAGACATTTTCACCCACAGTTGTTTTCTAGAGTCTGACCGCCACCGCCCTGGCCGCCTAGCGGGTCAAAACCAGATATTTGAATCGAAGGAGCCACTAGGAATGCCTCTATAGTTGTAGTGTAGCTACCGGGGGTTATTGAATGGTTTATGCTTTTGCACATCCACAGTTTATTTGTAAAAAGCTCGTTGCACCCCGGATAGGCGAGCCAGTCGCCGCACTGCCCCATGTTTCTTATGTGGAACGGGTTTATCACGACTATGGACAGGTTTCTGGCGGCTCCGAAATTGCAAAAACGGTCCGTCGGGTTCCCAAGTATTCTCAATTGAGCCGTGACGCCCGGGTTGGTTATCGAGGTCACCACAGATGCTTCGTGGTGGGCTATCTCGGAGCGAAGGGCCTCGTCGTTCGCGGCCTTTGTGCCGTAGCTGTCGAACGCCTGTTGCGTTATGGTCGCCTGAAGCTGCGTTCCTGCTTCTTTGCCTTGGCTTTTTTGGTTTTCGCATCGCTTGTCCTCGGCCAGCTGGCTTGAAGACTTGTTGGGGCCCGATGTTCCGCCGCCGGCCGCAAGGCTGGCCACGGCGCTGATTATGTCCATCTGCGGGTTGAACTCCATAACGGTGCTGCACTTGCCTCCGTTGACTATGAAGGTTCCGAGAGGCCCCCATTCCCCGCTCACAGCCTCCCTGCCTCCAACGCATTCCCGTGTTTCTCCAGGCCCGGCCATGGGATTCTTCAATATTATTAGTTCGTCTGGCTTGTATGGGTTAAAATACAACACGATTCCTTTGTCGCATTTCCCGTCCTTTACCCTAAAGGGAGACAGCCACTTCGCTATGGTCGATATCCTGTTCATGTTGTCCGACTGCCAGCTGGCCTCGGGAGGATCTTTGACCCTTGCCCACTCAAACTTGACGTCCTTCAGCTTGCCGTCCGAGGTGAGCTCGCAATACCGCACCCTGCAGGCGGGGTCCTGAGCGCACAGGCTTTCTATGGCCTGCTCGAGGTTGGCTGGTTTGGAGTCTTCGCCCTTTGTCGTTTCTTCCTTTGAATTGTCGTATGCCTTGTCTATTGCGCTACTTTCTATTGTGTATTTTATCTTGCCCTCGCTGTAGCTCACATCCAGTTTTTTGACCATCAACTTGAACTTCTTTGACGGTATGACCTGACTTGAACCATCGCAGGTGGCCATTATCCATCCGAACTGAAACTCGCACATGGTTCCCGCGCCGATTTGCTTGCTTGTTCCCTCTTTGATGCACTTCCTCAACGCGTTGGCAACCGCACCGAGGGTGCCTCCCTTCTCGTCTACTATCTCGCACTTCATTGCGGGAGTATCCGTCCAGCCCACCTCCAAAGACTTTATGCAGGCGGTGTTGGGGTCGCCCCCATAGGACTCGTTGCCGACGGTTATCCTGTCGGTTCCGACGCCAAAGGTTATCCAGCACCAAGGAGCGAAACTCTCGGCCTGACTCCCTGCGGGGCCAGGCAGGTCTACGGTGGAACAAAGGAAGTTCGATATGCAACCGGCCAAGCAGTCTGCTTCAGCCATATATGTTCTCCGGCAAGACCACGGTTTTTCCCGCCTTGAACTCCGTCACGTCCTTCATGCCGTTGGCCTCCATGATCTTCCACCAGAAGTCTGGAACCCCGTACTTGTCGAAGGACATGAGGTCTGGCCTGAATTCCATCCCCGGCGTGACGACCGCGACCTGATCCTTGGACGACGACCGGTAATTCTTCCTCTTGTATGTCTCGAAAGTCGTGATCCTGCTGTCGGAGTAGTAGACGACCCTGCTGTCCGAGTACCTGCTCAGCCTCGTCACGAAGTCGGTAGCCCTGGTCTCTGTGAACTCTATCTTGTTTGCCACTAGTCATCTCCCTGATGTGAAAATTCTGTCCTGCCCAGGCAGGTCGACGCTCTTGTAGACGACGTCCCACTGGGTGTCTATGTCGAACTTGTACGGAACCAATGTGCTTTCGTCCCAGGCGATCTCGGTGGGGAACTTAACCGTGTAGCTTTTCAGTATCACGCATAGCTCCTCGCCTTCGCTCAGAAGCTTCCCGCATTTCATTCTGCATATGGGCGGCGGGACGAATGGGGCCCCGTTCTGGCTCTTCCTCGGGTACACGGCGCTCTGTATGGCCCTCATGGAGGCGAGGTTGTACTCTATGTCTCCGACGTCTGACACTATCATGTGTATCTGCACGGATATCGTTCTGTTGTCCGACTGCGCGTATGTCTTGATTGGCGAGGCCCGACCGATCACGGGCTCGTCGTTGTAGGTCGCGTTCTTCGTGTCCGATATGTCTGGAAGCACATTGAACAGCAGGTAGAACTCCCCCCCGTACACGAAGGGGCCTCCACACCCCTCGCAGGGTATCGAAATGTAGCAGTCTTCGATGGGGATCAGGGCCCCGCCTATCCTAGTAGCAGCAGGCAAAACTTAACCTCCTTGAGTCATGTAACCTCTGTTGGCCAATCCGCCCATCTTGCCGTTCTTCATCCTGCCGTATAGCGCCACTTGGGCCGGACGGACTGAGTCTCGCGTTCCCCCGCCCCCGTACTCGGACTCTCCGACGGATTCGCCGCCCGGCCTCATCAAGGAAACTAGCTCGTTTATTCCCTGCCTTATCTGCTCCAGCTCGCTCACCTGCTGATGGGACGCTTCCTCCATCCTCGTCAGCTCGTCGCTCTGGAGCCTGTTGCCCCCTACACCGGCCTTGTCGCGCAGGATCGATCCCGTTATGTCCCTCAGGTGGACGGGCTCCACGTTGTTTGTGGCGTCTCTCGCCGGCCTGGCGGTTGGAATGGCGTGCTCCCCTACGGGCGTCGCCGTGGCCGCAGAGGCGGTTCCGATCTTCTCCGCCGCGGCCGTCGCGGCCTTATCCACTGGGGACTTCGATCCTGTTCCGACGACCTTGTCGTAAACGGCGTCGGAGGCCATGCCGGCTCCAACGCCACCCAGAACGCCTCCTAGGAGGCCGCCTATGGCGGTGCCAACGCCAGGAAATATCATCGTTCCTATGGCCGCTCCCATGGCGGCCCCGCCCAGACCCCCCGCCGCCCCGGCAGCCGTTCCTGCCCCGGCTTTTGCAAGGCTTTGGCCCGACATAGTTCGTATTCCAAAGTCTAGCATAGGACCCACTACCGGAAGCTTTCTGGCCATGCCCTTTATGAGCCCGGAACTCTTGCCCAAGAAACTAAGGGCGGTGGGGGCCGCCTTGGCCAAGTCGTCGACAGAACCCGCAACAGTCGAAACAGCCTTCGATCCCTTCGTTGCAAACTTGGATCCCACGCTCTTGGCAAGGTCGGTGGCCTTGGAAGCCCCCGTCTTCAGCATGCCGGTTGTTTTTGGAGCCATTTCGGTCGCCTTGGCCAATCCCTTCTGGGCCAATCCCTTTATTGAGTTGTTCGCCTTTGAGGCCAGGTCTTTGGCGATGCCAGTAGTCTTGGATCCCATCTGAGCCTTGGCGTCTGCCGCGGAGAGTCCGGTCGCCCTCAGCCTCTTGAACTCCTGGAACCTGGAGGCCTTCGAGGCATCCAGGGCTGCCTTCACGCCCGTCTTCTCCGCTATCTTGGCCGCGCCCTTCTGGGCAACCTTGGAAACTATATCCGCCCCGGCCTTGGCCCCGGGCATAATCTTGTTGACCTGCCCCTTGATCCAGTTAAATGCCGGGCCGAACACCTCCTTGGCCCGCTTGCCTGCCCACGAGAAGACCTCGCCGGCCTTGTTCCCCAGCCACGAAAGGCCCTGGGCTATCGGCTTGATGAGGAAGTCGTCGACCAAAGCGGCTATCTTGCTGTTCCTCACGGCGTTGACGACCTTGCCGAAGATGCCCCCCGACGCGGTGTTGAGGAAGTTGAACCAGCTGTTGCCGAAGAAGCCCGTCAGATCCTTCAGGTTCTTTCCGAACAGGCTGAAGAAATTAGACATCTTCCCCCCGACGGCCACCAGACCTTCCTTGACGGTCTTTCCGCTCAGGTGCTTGAATATCTTGCCGAATATCTTCACGGGCGCCTTGAAGAACACGTTGTTGAGGCCCCTGAACATCTTCATCGGCAGGCTCGCCATGAACTTTACCGCCTTCAGGGGCAAAGCGGCCACGGTCTTGATTACATTCAGAGCCATCTTGCCGAAGAACCCTACTATGCCCACGCACAGATCGGGAATTATGGAATTGCCTACGAGTATGTTGTACAGCCACTTGAACGGAGCCATGATGTCATTGGCGATGCTCCACACGAAGTCAACGATGGGCCTGAAAACCCCTATAACAGCGTTCAGTATGTTCGCTCCCAAGTTCCAAAACGCCTGCGACAGACCAACGGTGAATATGTCTCTGAAAAACTGAAATACACTAGCGAAAATCTTTATGACGCCCGCGACAGCGTTTATGAGCATCTGTATCGGCACGAGGGCGGCACTTATGCCCTTCACAACCAGCCAGAGGTAAGCAATCAATGGCATGCCCACCACGAATCCTATGACCTTGCCTATGGCCTTCAGCCACGGGTATATCATCGCCATGGCCTCGCTCCAGTTTCCGGCCTCTGACCCGAACAGGCCGGCTATAGAGTTGAAGACCCCCAGCAGCGAGTCCCCCATGCTCTTGAACTGCTCCCCTATGTAAGAGAATGCACTCCCTACCATCTTGAAGGCCTCCATGATGCCTTCAACCCAGCCCTCTACGTAGCTGAACACCACGTAGAAGAGGAGGCTCAAGGTCTCGTTGAGCCACTTCGTGGCCCCAGTCATGCCGAGCAGACCAAACGTGAGCCCGTCCAGGATGCCGACGAGAGCGCCCGCCGCGGTTGACGATGCGTACATCCCCCACGTGGCTTCCTTGGTCGACTTCCCCATGGCCTTGAGCACGCCCTCGAAGTTCTTGCCCGTGTTCATGAAACCGCTCACGGCTCCGAACACCATGTCTATAGCGCTGAATATGATCTGGGCCGTTCCGAGGCTGCCGCCGAGAATGGCGCCCCTGAGGCCTTTGCTTCCCATAGAGAATAGAGCCTTCCACGAGCTGGGCTTGAACACGTTCTTGAAGACAGAGAAGCCAGATTTCATCGTGGAAGCGAACTGCGGGATTATCTTCGACATGTTCAGTGTCGTGAAAGATTTTCCGAGCATCACGGACTTGTGCAGGAAATTTGCAAGGGCCGGGCTGGTCTTCCTCAAGGAATTCAACGTCTGGAGGTATCTTCCATTAAGTCCCTTCATCGCCCCGCCCACTTTGGCTAGAATTCCACTAGTGGCTCCACTAGACTTCATCGCCCTGCTGAACCCCTTCGTCATCGACGTGAAGAAGTTGCCGCTAGTCTTGATGTTGTGTCTGAAACCAGACAGGAATTTGCGAAAGAATCTGCCGCTGGCCTTTCCTGCATTCTGGAAGAAATCCACGGTGGCCCCCCTCATCCTCGACATGCCATTGAGCATGTCGTCGCGAAGGCCGCCGAAGGCGTCGTTGAGGGAGCCTAGGACGCCCTTGCCTTTTGAGAATCCGCCCATTTTTTCCACCGACTTCTTGGCGTCCATTGCGGAAAGACCCTGTTTTCTGAACTTCCTGTATTCTGCTATGTCCATCATCCTTGAAGGCGTTGAAGGCGTTCTTGCATTTTTATATGTTTGAAAGAACTTCTTGAACATGCCGTCCTGGCTTGCCATCGATTGGGCGTAGTCATCGAACTTAGTACCCAGGCCTTTGAACCCCGACAACGCCTGAACGAAGTTTCCCCCCATGGTGGCGTAGAGGGCCGCCCCCATGAAGCCTAGCTGGACGGCCATGAGCCCAGCCGCACCGATGAAATCTATGATCCCCCCCAACAACGGGGAAAGGAACTTCCTCATCGTCTCGTTCAGCTCGTTCGTGGTCTGCTCCAGCTTGACCATGGGGTCGACGTTCGCGGCGTCCTTGACTTGGGCCTCGGAGTACGCCGCCGTCATCTCTTCAGCAAGGGCGTTAAAGGTCTTGGTGTCGCCCGCCGCGAGTGCCTTCTTCATCTTGCCCGAGAAGTTCTTCGACCCAGCGCCGTTTTCCCTCATCGTCTTATCGAGTTGCTCAGCCGCCGCCATGCTCCTGAGCTGCATCTGCTTCCCTTGGTCCATGGCCTTGATCTGCTGCGCCATTTGATCCTTGTCGCCGGAGAGACCGAACTGCCTCTTTGTGGCGTCGGAAAGGTACGACGAAATTCCCATAAGATCTTTGGTGCCAGTGGCGAAGTCCCTGCCCATCCTCGTGTCCTTGCCGAGTTCCTTTCCTATCTCCGATAAGTTCTTGTCGCCCATCTTCTCTGTAGCCTGCTGCACGCTCTTCAGCTGGTCCATCGAGGCGGACAGAAGGGTGTCGTTCATCTTCTTCTCGCTCTCCGCTCTCTGTTCCGCCGTGGCCGACTTGCTCGTTCTGGCCTTATCAAGATCAGCCAGAGTTCCGCCGACTCCTTTGGCCTTCTTCTCGAAGTTTTTCATCATGTCCTCGGCCTCACCAATCCCGACCCCGTAAGTCCTCTGCATGCCGACGGTCAGCTGCTCCATCTGCGTCTTTGTAAGTTTATCCAGGTCGAAGTCCTCGACTTTAATGTCAAGGGTGTCGGCCATCATCTTTTTGATGCCCTCCCCTAGCTTCCCCATTTTTTCTGCATCATCGGGGATTTTTCCAAACATTAAATCTTGGTAGCCCCCCTCTCCTATGCCTCTGTTTGCGGCAACCCCAAGAAATGATTTTGTCTTTTCGTCGGCCCCCTCGAACGCGTCGTAACCCGACATGGCTCCGAGCATCCTCTGGCCGAGGTCCTCGAAGCCCGACTTCTTGAACTCTGCCATGGACTCTATTATGTTGCCGGCTGCAGTGGTCGTCAGCGTACCCTGCTTCCTGAGGTTCTTGAGTATCCCCTCCGAAGACTTCATCACGCCCGTCAGCTCGTCGCCCGTTACGCCCGTCCTTCTAGCCACCATCTGCATGCTGTTGGCCATTCGGTCCATCTGGGCCGCCCCGAGGTTGAGCTCCCTGTGCCAGTCGGCGAACAGCGCGGCCGTGGCTTGGGTCTCCGACCCTATTAGGGTCGAGAGCTTCAGCCCTGACTCCATGCTCTTCATGGCCACCTTCTGGTCCTTATATCCCTTCCTGCTGTTGGCGAGGTATGCCTTATGGAAGGCGGTCACGTTCTTGCCCGTCCTTGAGGATATGTTCTCGCCGATGCGGGAGAACTCCGCCTGGGCATCCCTGAACTCGCCCGTTATTCCCTCCGTCAGGAAGGCGAGTTTCCTCATTTCCACTCGGAACTCCGTTATGTCCTTGACGCCCCCCTCGAACATTCTTGCGAAGGGGTCGTCGCCCACGAACGCCGCGGCTATGCCGGTCGACCACCGGGCCATCGACCCCCGCAGTCCCCTGTTGAACTCGTCCGAGAAGTCGACCTCCACGTCGTGTCCGAGCTCTGCGAACATCTTCTCTAGGCGCGATCGAGCCTGTGGGTCTAGGTCTACGTTCTGGAGCATCACGCGTATCCTGGCGGCCTTGGCCCCCGCCCCGCCACCACCCAGCCAGTCGGACACTCCCCCTGTTTGGCTCCCCTTGTACATATATTTGGGCTTCACCATCCCGCCCTTGGAGAACCCTTTAATCTTGCCGCTGTTTATGGCTTGGAGTACTCCTAGGTTGCGTCTTGTCGCCTTCTCATTTACTACGTACTCCCCGTCGCTGAGCATTGCCGCTCTTCTGTCCTTTCCCCTCGGCTTAAATCCTATTTCGCTGAGTCCGGCAGGCTTGATCTTTCTCGACGGGGGCTGGGCCGCAGACAGGGAGCTTGAACCGGAGGTGAACTTTGCCGCCTTGGAGGCCAACGCCTTCTGCTGGCTCTTGAGTATCATCTGCAGTATGCGGGTCTGCTCCTTCTGGGCCGCGGCGAAGTCGGCTCCGACCCCCCCCGCTCGTGCCGCCCTCTTGGCGTTGAGGGATTTGGCGGCCTTCTTGACGCTCTCCACGAACTTCTTGGTCTGCTTCAAGCTGGCCCTTATGTCTTCCCCGAGCTCCTCCAAAGAGTCGACGAGCCTGTCGAACTCCTTCTTCATGCTGTCGTCCGCCGACTTGGCCTTGCCGGCCGCGTTCTCCACCGCCTTGCCGACGGCGGACTTCAGGGCGTCAGCCAGCGAATCGAAGTCCGCGCTGTCGAAGTTTCCAACCCGTCCAAAGTCGTCAGGTAACTCTGCCATCAGCCTCCCGTTTCGGCCTGTCCCTGGCCAGCCTGATCTAGATTAGTCGCATCCTGAGCTTTCGGGTTGACCTGCTGACGAAGCTGCTCCTGCACCTGTCGCCTTATTATCTGCACCTCGGCCGGGTCGTACGACCTCACCATCCCCATCACGCCCAGCAGATAGGAGGGGTCGAGGACTCTCATCTGCCTGACCCCGGCCCTCTTGTAGGACCGGTAGGAGTCCCTGAAGGTCCTGCCGGCCGACACGGAACTGTACGAGAACCCTATCTTTCCGGCCTTTGAAATAAGGTCCTTTATGTCCCTGAAGGTCAGGTAGTGCAGGTTGACCCCCGATATCTTGTCGCCCCCTATCGGGTTGTCTATGACTATGATCAGCGGGTACGGGTCGTTGCGCCAGAAGGTGTAGCCGAAGCTGACCAGGCTCCCGGCCTTCGCGACGGGGGATATCGGCGTTCGCTTCTGGGCGGCCTGGCTTTCCTGACCTACGGGCCTGAAGAACTGCTGCAGAACAGTGGATCTGGGGGGCAAGGGGGACATGGAAACTCTGATTTTTGAGGCGGGAACGGAGTTATATAGCCCCAAATTGGCAGAAATTTCGGCGGTTTACATCATGTTCGACAGGTCGCCGGCCTTGCCGCC